CACCAGTCCGGGAGGCTGCTGGTGGTTGAGCAGGCCCAGCACGTCGTGTTGTATTTAGCGCCATCCCAAATACAAATTTGAGCCAGCGCATTACTTGTCCCCAGCAGGAGCAGCAGTGAGAACAGGAACCTTGCCATACAGCTTCTTGAACCTTTCTGGATGCAGCTTTACCCATGCTGCACGGGCTGCGTCGCCGATGGAACCTCCGATGGGGCAAGGGGAACCCGACATCTCCATCGCCTCCCAAACGCGAATGTCAGCGCACAGGATGGCAACAGCACCGACTTTCAGGCCTTGGTTGGACAGTTCACGCGCCAGTTTGATGCGTTCGCAGTTGGCGTCCGTGATGGTGGTTCCGCCCGCCACGCCGATGACCGTAGAGCTGATAGCCCCCGAAACGGGAACCGCGCAGATGTCGGAGCCCATGGCCGAAATCATCGGAGCCATGGCCGTTGGGGGCGGCTGCCCCCGGTAATTGATGGTTGTGTCCTGCGCGTAAACCAGCACAGGAGCCAGCAGGAGCAGGACAAGGTATTTCATTTACACACGGGTGCAGCCATCGAAAGTGGGTTAACGCCTGCAGGAATCATGGACGGATCGAGGATTTCGTTGCTTTCTTTATCGCGCAAGGCGTGGATGCAGTACGCCACAGTCTCATCGGCCAGCGCCTCAAGCTCATGAATCTTGTCCTTGTGGATGTAGATCATGTGCGGGGCGGTAAACTCGGATGCAACACCTTCGACCGTTACCTTCAACTTACCTTTGGCGAGCAGGGTGAGGTGGTCGAACTGGTGCGTGTGGCCGATTTCGATGTCACCAGCTTTCTCAAAACGCATCATGCGAGAAAACAGGTTGGCAACGCAGCCAAGGTGGACAACGGGTGTGCTCATAGGATGCTACGTGGGATTTCGTTGGAGGGCGGTGTTGCGGTTACTGGTGGTGGCGGCACATATTCGCCGATAGGGCCGTATTTTCCTGCTACAAGGTCTGCAAAAATTCCACGCCCGTGAGTTTCAACATCGTTCGCGCTTGCCGTAAATGGCAAAATTTCATCGCCAAATTGAGAGGTAGTAATTTCGCAGTCGATCATTGTGTTTTCAGCGTTTGCCCAGCGTGGGTTGGTCACAGAAGTAAGTGTTGCTTGCATAATTTATCCTCTCAAGAAATTCTAAGCCAAACAGTAGTTTGTTGTCCTGCATATACACCTCCATCTACCCTTCCCATACACCTCCATGTCCCCGATATGCCAGCTTGTGAAGCGGCTTGAGCTGCGTTGGTATATCGAAGAGTACCGCCAGCTATGGTTGCTCCCGGAAGATACTGAACATAATTTGAGGCCCAAGCAAGTACGTAAGTCCCAACCGCCCCAACAGAAGCACCAGCCGTGGCGTTCAGCACCGCAGTCGCATTGAAAGCGGTGCCCTGCGTACTTCCATCATTAAAAAGAATATCCGTATTACGGAGTGTGGTTGGCATTTAATTTCTCCTTAAATGGTGTCGTTACCTTCGACCTGAATTGCGCTGAGTACCCCTGCGCTGGTCAGTTTTGCGATACGTGTGCCGTTGTACGAAAACACCAGATCAGAACCCGATTGTTGCACGGTGAAGTTCGTGGTGATTAAGTTGGCCGCGTTCGTTGCGTTCGTTGCATTCGTTGCATTCGTTGCATTCGTTGCATTCGTGGCATTTACTGCATTGGTCGCGTTCGTGGCGTTTACTGCGTTAGTTGCGTTTGTCACCGCAGTTGAGCCAATCTGCCCAACAATGTCCGCAGCCGAAGCGACGGACAAAGCGCTCGTGCCGTTACCCCGCAAAAGACCGCCGCTGGTAAACGAAGAGGCCCCAGTGCCGCCGTCGGCTACAGCCAAGTCCGTAATGCCTGAAATCGAACCGCCAGTAATACTGACAGAGTTGGCGTTTTGAGTAGCGATTGTGCCCAAGCCAAGATTTGTACGAGCAGCTGACGCACTGGCCAAATCAGACAGGTTGTTGGAGCGGAAAGCGTAGGTAGTGTCCTGCCCAGTGGCAGTCACACCAAGATTTGTGCGAGCGTCCGCAGCAGTCGACGCGCCAGTACCGCCGTCCGCAATAGCCAAGTCCGTCGCAAGTGTCAGGCTGGAGAGATGGTTGTTCTGGAATGCGAAGTTGGTGCCATCCGACCAAATTGTCACGGTACGCCCAGCAGGGATAGCCACTCCAGTGCCCGCTGCGGTTGTGTTACCCAGAACCGAGGAGTTGAAAATCGTGGCCGTGTAGGCGCTTGCGTTTTGGATTACGTAGGTCTTTTCCGCCGGGGGCGCATAGACGTTGAACGCGGCAGTGGTGGTCGTCGTCAGCGCAATCGTCATGTTGCGGGATTGATCCGCAACACCATTAAGGGCAGTGAGCGCTTGGTTTGCAGATGTGATCGACACCGAGGTGTACCCGGCAACAGCTGACTCAATCAACGTTCCGAGGTTGGTGTTGGTCGTGACGCCCCACGTACCGGCTTGATCGCCCGTGGTAATCAGCTCGATGCGAAGGCTGGGGGAATAAGTGCTCATATGTCTTCCTTAACGGAACCGAGGGCCGTTAAACCACATTGTCGCAGAGTGCCGGATACCGTCGGTAACAGGCTTGACTCGATGCTCAAGAATCGACGGAAAGGCGATCATGCTGCCCTTTTTCAAGCCAGCGGTGTAGTCAGAGTACAAACGCATCTCAAACTCGCCCCCTTCAAACGCGTCGTTCAGCAAGCAGACAACGGATACCTTGCGATCCAGCGGATTGCCCGACAGTGTAAACGTATCGGTGTGCCATGTATAGTGATTTTCCGGCCCATACTCGGCAAACTGAACCCGCTCAGCGCCTGTAATGTGGTACTCCCACCCGCAGTGCTTGTTGGCTTCCATGGCGAACCGCTCAAAAATACCCTCCAGCCAGTAACCCTGTGGGGCAAATCTGACGGCTGTCTTACGGGTTTGCGTATTCGTTTCTGCGCCGTCGGCCCCCAACGTAGCCTCTTTAACTTCCTCGGGGGAAAGCTCCGCAACGATCCGATCACACATCTCGTCGCCGAGCTGCCCCATATACCAAATAGGAAGGTGGCTCATGCTTTGGCTTTCAACTGCTCTTCAAGAGCCAGTACCCGCTGCGCAAGCTGAATGCAAGCCACAAGCGCGGCGTTGCCGTAAGCCAGAGACAAAATCCCATCCGGTCCTTGCATAACCACTTCTGGCAGCAGTTTTTGCCAGTCTTGGGCGGATGAACCTGCTTGGCGTTCGCCGCTGTCAATCCGGGTATAGGTTCCGTGCTTGACGTTGGCCAGCCCTTCAATGAAGTTATCGGCGAGCGGGGCCCAATCTTTTTTCAGACTTTCATCGGAGTTGGCTGCGACGTTACCCGCGTAAGTACCGTTGCCTGACATATCCAGCTGCCAACGGTTTGCCGAAGCAGACCAGCCGCCAATACGCATTACGTTATCCGAGTCGAGCCCCATGTTGACGGCGTACTGGCCTGCTCGGTGGAACGCCATGATCGCGCCACTGGCATTATCCGAGTACGCCTGAAGTGGAGAACCTGTAACAGAGGCCGTGTTGCCGTTTGAGCGGAAGTAGTTTTGGCCTGTCCACGTATTCGTGGTGCCAAGAATACTTGCGCCAGAAGGGCCGGTGGGTCCAGTAGGCCCAGTAGGCCCAGTAGGACCGGGACCGCCAGTAGGCCCAGTGGGGCCCGTAGGTCCGGGGGCACCTGTAGCGCCCGTAGCGCCCGTAGGTCCAGTGGGGCCAGTTAAACCAGTGGGTCCAGTAGGTCCGGGTGCACCGTTTGTGCCCGCAGGGCCAGTAGGCCCAGTGGGTCCCGTAGGCCCAGTGGGTCCAACCAAAGCCGCGTTGGCAATCGTCGCTTTCTTCAGCGAGTTGTCTGTAACGTCCAGAATCAGCAGTTGATCGCTAGACACCACTTGCCCAGAAGTCAGCTCTGTACGCCCTGTGATTGCGGCGGGTTGAATTGTTGCCGTACCGGTGACGTCGCCACTACCGTTGAAGCTGGCGCTGGTCCAGCTAATGTCGCCCGTAGCCGCGATCGTCCGGCCAGTCGTCAGGGTAGCTGCGGAGCCCGAGATCGAGATGCCCCAAGTGCCACTGGCGTTTGTGCCCGTAACGCTGGGAGCCCCAACAGTGTTGTAGCTGATGGTGCGCGCTGTGCTGCCGTTGAATGTTGCCCCAGACGCTGCGCCAGCCCCGCCGTCATTAAATGTGGCCGCAGCCGTAGTGGCACTGGCCGTAGTCGCCGTGGTTGCGTTGCCAGAAAGCGACGCCGTAATTGTGCCCGCAGAGAAGTTGCCGGAACCGTCGCGTGCGACGATGGCAGAGGGAGTGTTTGCGCTGGTAGCTGTTGTGGCTGAATTGGGAATGCTGGTAGACGCGGTGAACGCTCCCGTGCCATTGCCGAACACATAGCCCGTCAGGGTTGTCGCCCCAGTGCCGCCGTTGCCCACTGGAAGGGTACCCGTAACGTGGGTATCCAAGCCAATCTTGCCCCAAGCAGGGTCACCGCCTACACCGCCAGAGAGTAGTGCGTTTCCGGCCACAACATCCGCCAAGCTGCCGACAGTCGTGGACGACGTAGCGTAGAGCAAATCGCCCTGCACGTAGGAAGTCAGGCCCGTACCGCCAAACGTAGCGCCAATCGCAGAGGCGTTCCAAGTGCCCGCTGTCAGCGTACCAACTCCCGTGATCCCGGTGTACGAACCGTTGAGCCGCGCCGAAGGCAACGTGCCGCTGGTGATGTTAGCCGCGTTGGTGGTATCAGTTGTGGCAGAAGGAGCCAAGCCGGAGACGGCTGCGGAAGTAATGGCGATGGCCGTAGGCGTAACGCTGGTGACTTGCCCCTGTGCGTTGGTGACAAAGACAGGAACCGAAGATGCTGAGCCGTAAGTGCCCGCAGTGCCTGTGTTGGTGATGCTGAACTGGGTGCCAGTCAGGGTCAGGCCCGTGCCCGCCGAGTAAATCTGCGCAGAAGAAATCTGGGCAAACGTAATATTGGTTGTGCCAAACGTGATGGTGCCGGAGGTGTTGCAGGTGTATGTCTCGCCCGCGCCGGTTGCCCCCTGTTGGACAAAGACAGTGGAGCCTTCGCTCAGGCCGTTTGCGCTGTTGATAACGTACGTGTTCGCGTCAGATGCCCGGGTCAAGACCCAGTTGGTCGATCCAGAACCTGTGTTTGTGACGACGTAAATGCCGTTCTGAGTCTGCGTAGTTTGCTGGTAAACCAGCACGCGATCGTTGGTAGCCACGGTCACGCCGTCGATCACCAAAGCCACCTGAGTGCCTGAGTTTGTCAGTGTCGCCCCAACTCCGGCAGTGCCGTTGTTGTATGTGGCGGTCAAGTTGATGGGGGACTCAACACGCACAGGCTGGTGGAAGTGGATGCCCGACGCCACAAGCGTATCGACATACGTCTTGTTGACCAGATCGTTGCCGCTTGAGGGGGTCGTGGTTACCGTGCCCGCAGTAATGTTGGCTGTGGTGATGTTGGCGGTGCTGACCCCCAAAGTCCCGATGTCCAAAACGGTTACGGCAGACCCTGCCGCATCCAGATACACCGAGCGCTCAGCCGGGTAAGTACAGAACACCTCTTTTGAGCCCGCCGCAAAGTTGACTTTGCTGCCAGAGTTGCTGGACTCCAACACAGTGTCACGGGTCAGAGTGGGGCCAGTACTGGAGTAGGTGCCGATGCCAACTTCCCATGCGCCAGTAGCCTGATCGACAGCCCCGTAATACGTAGTGTTACTGTTGCCAATAACCGCAAACGTTTGAAAACCAGCCGCCGCGCCAGTCAACGTGAAATCCGCCGTACCTGTCGTGGTAGTGCTCTCTTTTACCCGGTCTTTTACTATAAGGGCCATACGGTTCTCACGATTGTGTTTTTACAACCGACCAAGAGGTTGGCTGCGCGTTGTTGATGGTGTTCCAGCCGGGGTTCTGTGCGTCATTGATTGTGCTCCAGCCGGGGTTCTGCGCATCATTGATTATCTCCCAGAGCAACCGCGCTGCAATCTGATCGACTCCAACGGCTCCGTCCGTCATCGTAGCAAAAAACACCGCCTGCGCCAACACAAAGTCAGCAGCCGTCACGACCTCAGAGACAGGGGCGTTGAAGATAGACGCCGCAACTGCGGTGCTGTCCTGCGAGGTAACTACCTCGTTAATGAATGCTGCCCATGCTACTTGCGCTGCCACAGTTTCTGATCCAGTAGCGGCTTCAGCCATAAACACGTTATATGTGATTGTGGGGAAGACGCTGTCGCTACCCGTAGCTGTTTCGGAGATTGCTCCGTTGAACAGCGCCAAAGCCGCGACCGCGTCCTGTACAGCGGCGGTATCAGCCGCGCTACTCACAAAATCCACCAGCGTAATAACTTGGTCTGTCGCCGTGGACTGCTCCGACACAACTGGGGCAAAGTCTGCCAACGCTGAAACAGTATCCGTACCAGTAGACAGTTCTGCAATCAGGGGTGCAAAGTCTACAAAGGTCGCCGATGTATCGGAACCTTGCGCTGTTTCCTGCGCGGCTGCGTTAAAAATAGAAGCTACAACACTCGTCGTGTCGCTACCAACAGCGGTTGCGGAATTTACAACAGCAAAATCAACGACAGCGGCGGCTTCAAAATCGGTAGCGACAGCCGCTTCTAAAACGGCCGAATCAAATACAGCCCCTCCAGCCGTAGCTGCAAAAGGGGCTGCAGAAAAAGCGCCACCTGCAAACACAGGCTCCGCCTATTAAGCTGCGTCGAGGCTGAACGTGTAGGTTACGTTCAACGTGTCACCAGACACCACAACGCGGTCACCGGGGGACTGGAAGTCCGCTTCCGAGAACAGAATGCCGGAAGTTCCCGAGTCCACGTTGCACAGGAAAGCGCCCGCAACCGTACCGCCAGAGCTAGTAATGCTGAACTGGGCAGGGGAAGCGCTGTTACCGATGACGGATGGGTCGGCGGTGGTGGCCGTACCGAAAGTCACTGTTTTGCGGGTACCAGAGTAGTTAGTGAACTCAGTCCAACCGGCGTGCGAAGCCAGAGTATCCGCAGCGGCGTAAGTTGTACTGGAGCCGGGGCCAGTAATCAACCCCAAGAAGAACGACGCGGTGTACGCGCTGCCCTTGAAATACTGGGTGTTCATGTTCTGCAGACCTTGGTTCACAACGAGGTTGTGCATCTGGTCTTCCCACTTCAGATTGCCTTCTTTGTCAAAGCACTGAACGTGGAAAACACCGCCGCCCTTGGCGGACTCGCCAAAACCGGTCTTGGCCACCAAGCCAGCGGCCATGCTGTCGGCGGAATTTGCTTTTTCATTGAACATGGTCGCTCCTTATGCAAAACGGATAAGTGCCGATGTTGCGGTGTTCGCAGGCATCTGCACGGTGAAAGAAGTGGTTGCGGTCTTATCGGCCCCGAAGTCCAGCACAGCAATAGACTTGTTGCCCTTACTGGCATTGTAAATTAGGGCCCCACGGGCCGTAAACGCGGCGGGGTTCCATGTCGAATCCGCAAAGTCAACATACGCCGTCGTGCCAGAAGTCAGCACAGTCACGCCAGTCAACGTATTGCCTCCGGCAACATACCCTGCGCCTACAACTTCGTTGGCCGTGGAATACACCGTGGTAGCCGCACCCAGATCAGCCTCAGCCGTAAACAGCGCCAATTTGAGCGTGTCGGTATCGAGGTCGTGTACCCCAAGCAGGACTTCTTGCTTGAAGCTTGTGGTGAGAGTTTGGTCAAATGCCATATCAAGTCACCGCCTGTCGGTACTGCCCAGAGCGGTAAGCGTCCTGACGCTCCATACCATCTCCCAGACGTTTGGCCAGCGCAAGCGCTTCTTTGTACTTGCCGTCATACAGAGCAACCATGTCGGCTTCGCCCTTCATGAACGTAACGGCCTCAACCAAAGAGCCGTACAGCAGCACAGTGTCAAAGTTATCCCCCAGCCAAGTGCGGCCGTCTGCGGCCACAGAGATCGACTCGGGGTAGTAGTAATAATGCAGCTCGACGTTGTAGACCGCATTGGGTGTTGGGCCGAGGATAAACGTCAGCTCGTCCGTAATAACCGGGCTGGGGTCATTAGATGTGGTGGGGCCAAACAGCGCGTAGTACTTGGGGATTGCCGTTGCATTCGGGTTTGGGTACGCCTGCCGGATGAAGTTCACATCCTTGTTGAGCAAGAACTCGTAGTTGCCGGTCTCATCGACCACAGCCAGCGAATACACCGCCAAGAAGTCGTTGGGGCACGACAAGTACTTGTTGTTGGTCGAAGTCACACCCATCACATTCTTGCGAATCGACGGGAACTGCACCGTATTGAAGATGCGCTGCTCGGCCTGCTGCACAAACACCGGAATGTTCGCAACAAAGTCCTGCTCAAAGTTCTGCGTGTAATCGCAGATCGCTGCTTGCAACTCGGTGTAGTTCATGTTCGTATCAGGCCATTGGGCCGCGAGCCATCACGCCTTTTGTAGCTGCGCCAGTGCCACGGATTTTGATACCCGAGGTTTTGGCAGCTGGAGCCGAGCCTTTGCGGATGTTGCCGACGCTCAGGTCATACGACTCCAACGAGGCTTCGTTTTTGCCCTTGCCGATAACGCCAGCAGCCGTGACCTTTTTGCCAGTCATGGTGTGGGGCTCAGCGTAAACGCTTGCAGGGCCGACTTCTTTGCCGCCCTTTTTCATGCTGTACTTTGCCATGATCAGCCTCGCTTTTGTGCTGCGATTTTTGCCAGACCGCGACCCATCGTCTTCATGTCGATGTTGCGCTTACCGCCGTTGCTGCCACCGCCTTTGGCACCCTTTTGGATGCCAACGGTAGGGCCGGAGTTACCGTAGTTTTTGCCTTCGGTTTTACCCTTTTTGGCGATGCCGTCTGCAGATCGTGTGAATGCCATGATGGGCTCCTTTAATTCGTCACTACCGTGACTGTACCAAGATTCGTCTGACAAACCAAGTTAT